TGATTGCCCATGCATCAGATAATTTAGTTTTAATTGCAACATCGCTCCAAGGTTTATAACTCAATAGCATGTTGTATGCCGCTTGGTCTGCAACCCAATCAGGACGATTGCTTGACATTTGGTATAAATGAAAGCACAAATCTTTTATGTACTCTGTTGTACCAGAAAGTAAACCAACATTATATACCTCATTCTCTAATACATCCATGAAAAAATATTGGCCAAAATTCTTTATGATGTTATCACGATTCCATGCTTCATCTTTAATTTTGATTGCTTCAGATTGTGCAATGATACCTTCAGTCCTGCTACCAAAGGTTTTTTGTAGATACTCACTTGGGTTTTTCTGGAAGATTACATCACGAACGTCTGTTGTGATTACATAACGATACATATCACCATACAATTTTAAATAGTTGTACACATGCAAAAACCTTTGCATATGAATCATTTGTTTGGTTTCATTCTTGGCTTTGATGACTTTAACGCCAACTTGTTCGATCTGTTCGACCGTCTGTGGATCAGGATCAATAGCAATCAAAACAATATCACCATTGAAACCAGTTTCTTTTATTGAGTTGATCCAAGGTTTCAATAAATCAAACTTATAGTTTGAGTAAGCACCAATAATTAAGTCTTTCGCCACGGATACTCTCCATTCATTTTCTGTTTCATTGCTTCATTACCACGAACAAAGAAGCTATCTTGTACCGAATCCGCACGGCTAGCCGCTCTGTAGTTTACTGTATACTGACCATTTGTATCATACTTTGGATGATGGTGCATCATAAATTGAGATAAGCAACGATCAACTTCTGGTTGTTCCTGTGGGTGTCTTGCTCTGCGATACCAAAAAGGAGAAAAATAAATTGCGGCCATTTTTGGAATCATAAAACAATTCACATCCACAAAATTATCATTCAGCACAGACTTCCATTTACCCAATGATTCACAATCATCATTACATATGTATGTGCCTTCCTGAGATACAATTTTGCGTAAGGAATAAGCCCAATCGTTTCCAGCTTTGATTGTTTCGACCAAAGATTCGATGTGATTATCTTCATACCAGTTATCTTGATCTAGAAAACACAGATATTGTCCTTCCGCAAGAAAGGTCATTGCACCATAGATTCGGTGTCCGTTGTATTGATCGTAGCCTGTATTGTATGGCAGAAAGAATGCCGTGGAACGTGTTGCACCTTCCATCAATTGTGTAGCTTTGACGCCATACTTATCAAAGCCGTCTACGACAACCAAGTGTTGTATATTTTTGTATGTCTGTCTATCAATTGACCTTAAAACATCATTTAACTGGTCACTTGCCGTAGTAGGCGTAATGACCGTCACCAAAGGGTCCATATTAACTCCGAGTCAGTTTGAGAATTTTTTGTATTTGTGATTCTATCACAGGTTTACGATTAGGCCAATAGATATATTCTTTGTCTGCCGTTTTAAGTAGTTTGGTCAAGAAAGGAATAATCATCTTTTCCACTTCTGCAAGTTTTGTTTTGTATGCTTCAGCAGTCTCTGCGGTATCATTGATGACTTTATTATATTCATCTTCTGAAACGGCAGAGAAACCAAAATCATCCGATTCATCGAACTCGGCAAGTATTTTTTGTATGTCTTTATCTAGTGGCATTATTTTTTACTCCTGGCCGCCAATGCTAAAAGATAACTATTGTCATCCAAATCTGGTCCCGTTTTCTTTAGTGAACCTTTAACTGCTTGAATGGCGGTTGTGAATCTGTAGTTATAGATTGGTATACTTCCACCCCTTTTAATACGAATTCTCAATTTTAATTGTAATTTGAATTCTTCTGTGCCAAGTTTTGCAATGTCTTTACCCATGTGATAAAGGCCGAATCCACCAATCTGTATGTAGTAGGTCTTTTTTGCATTATAATAATTAGCAACGGCTGTTCTTGGAATATTCACAAAAACATCTTTGAAATTCTTATAATCGTGGTCTACATCTTCTTTTTTATATTGGTTACTTGGAACGGTAAATTTTCTTGGTGGTCCTTTTGGGCCCCATTCTTTATTTACAATATCAACCACACCAATTGCGGTCAAAAACTCCCTCATTTGTTCGGCTGCCGCCGTTTTTGCTCCTCCCAATAACCATTTTTCTTTTTTAACATCATAGTCTAAAGATCCTTGTCCAAAGTCAACATTTAAATCAAGTTTAACTTCAACTTTGTGGTCTTTACCTTGATATGTTAACATTGCATCTGGAGCATTTGGATCAGCTCCAGCCGGAACAAAGCTGGCTTTTTGTAACTTAAATTTTTTGAGGTTTTTGTTTATTGTGCCTTCATATAGAAAACCTTTATTATCAGAGGCTGCCATTTGGTGTCCTAAATGAAATTATTTAGTTACATTTTAAATCCACTAAATTTGTTTTTCTTTTCACGGTCACCGAAAGTGTTAAGTGGTTTATCTGGCTTTGGTTTTGGTTTATGTCCCGCATCCGCCAAACCATCTTGAGCACCTTGTTCCACATCATACAGTTTCATCCTGGCTCTGTCAATACCTAACACAAATCTTTTATATGTTGTTGGGTCCGAATAACGATTCTTCAATTGCTTGACCATGATTTGATTCATGTTCTCCAATTCTTCGGAAGAAATCAAAGCAAACATCAAGTCTGCTGTTGCTGGCAAACCAAAAGATTCACTTGTATCCTCGAGGCCTGGATCGGATGAAGTAAATCCGCTTCGTGTAGTTTGCGTAGCAGATACAATTGGTACTCCGAACTCAACGGCAAGACCTCGCAATTCCTCAGCAATTGCTTTGACATAGGTATAGGAGTTAACATTGGCTCCTGCTTTGAGTCTCGAACTACAACAAATATTAAGGTAATCAATAAAAATAATATCAGGAACAAAGTTCCTTTTGAGGTGTAGTTCATTCAATAGTGTCCTGAAGTGTGTGGAGGATGCAGTTGCGGTTGGATACTCTTTGATGATAAGTTTACCTACAGTCATTTCTTTGACACGTTTAACCTTCTTGTCATACATATCTTTTGGTAAGTTTACCAAATCATCAACGGTTACATTCAATAAGTTTGCGTCTATCCGTTCGGCGATTTTTTCTTCGGCCATTTCAAGTGTGATGTACAAGACGTTTTTACCTTGTGACATACAACCAGCGGCAACGTGACACATAAAGAGAGACTTACCCACACCAGTTCCGGCAAGAGCGATGTTGAGCGTTTTGGCAGGAAGGCCGCCCTTCGTGATTTTGTTGAAGTATTCAAGGTCGAATGGGATTCGTTCCTCTTTTCTGTGGTAGAATTCGAATCGTGCATCAGAGTCTTCCAAATAATCATGACCAATTGAACTGTCGAAACTTACAGCCAAAGCGTCAGATAAAATTTTTGGTATGGCACCTTTGTCTGAGGTTTTATTCTTTCCGTCAAGGATTGAAATTGAATCAAGGACTGCAAGGTAGATTGCTTTCTCCTGGCAAAATTTCTCGGTTTTATCAATGAGCCATTCAATCTTAGGTTCTTCTTGTTTAAAGCTATCAATCTCAGAGAGATACGATTCACACTTTGCCACTTCTTCATCTGTGAGATTTCGCCTTTCTTTGATGGCCAGTCCAACTGCTTCAATAGTCGGTGTGCCATTGTAATTCTCAACGAAACTGGAAATCTCACTGTATATTGCTTTTTCCGCTTTATCACCGAAATATTCTCCTTTAATAAAAGGTAATACTTTCCTTAAATAGTCCTCATTACGAATCAGATTCCTCAGAATAGTCTGTTCCAGCTTCATCAACAATTCCCTTTTGCATATTTTGTTCCATGATACTCACCAACAAATCACCAATGTAATTCTTAAACTCGGAACTTTCTTCAAGTTCCTTTTTGTCGAGAGCGGTCTCTAGTACATTGTATATGAAACGAAGATAAATGTCACCTGTTTTTTCTTCTTCAAACTTTACTTTACCATATTGATACACGGTATCAGCAAATTTGCCAGTCAGTAATTTGATACCAACTGTAGTGCCTTCAGTTTCTGGTATCACATAGGTGAAGTCTACACCTTCTTTAAGTTGTTTCATCATATTCTTCCTGTTGCATAATTTCACCTGCGGCCACACGATATTTGTTTTCAACAAAATCTTGGAACGATTTCTGTTTCAATACCGGCAGCCAGAAGTCTTTTGTGTCTGTATCTTTTTCACGATACTTCTTTTCTTCCACTTCACCGGTCTCCAAATCTACCTTTGAATACCAACCATTGCTAGGTTTGATAACGTGTCCGGATTCAAGTGCAAGATCCAATAAACCAGACCACTTGCTAATACCGCCATCAAAAGATACGGAGACAGGGATTTTAGATTTTTCTTTAACGTATCTAGATTTTTCCACGTTAATAATGAAGTTATAGCCAACAATTTCAGTACCTTCTTTTTCTTGTTGTCTGCCGATGATAAAGATGTTATCAGCAGAATAATAAGAGCCTGTTCCGCCACCAACGATATCTTTTGGATACAAACCAATCTCTTTGTAAGTATGGTTTACAACGACCATTGGGATATCTTTCATCGAAAGGTGCGGTGTCACCATTCTGAATAAAGATTTAATCTGTTTTGCACGGCTCATATCTGCAACAGATTTACCTTCAAGTGCATCATCAACTTCTTTCTTGGACGCCAAGTTACCGATTGAGTCGATAACGATAATCAACTTATCATTGCGTTCCAAATTCTGAAGTTGTTGCATGATATCAAACTTCAGTTGTTCAACATCTGTAAGAGGAGTATGGAGCACCCTGTTAGTGTCGATGCCAAAAGAATCGAAATAAGACTGCGGAGTACCAAACTCGGAGTCATAGAAAAGTAACGCTGAATCTTCATACTTATCCAAATAAGATTTGGCCATCAGCAAAGAGAAGGCTGTCTTGAAATGTTTTGAGGGACCAGCCCACATTGTTAGACCGGGAGTTAAACCACCATCCAACTTACCGCTTAGTGCCACGTTGATGATAGGAACAGATGTTGGAATCATGTCCTTGTTTGTAAAGAATTTCGATTTTGCAAGAATTGCCGATTCTTTAATGCTTGAGTTCTTTTTAATTTTGTCCAAAATGCTCATGATTTCTCCGTTTAGTCGAATAGTGATGCTTGTTTTTCTGTTGTCCAATCCATACAATCTAAAATAACTTTAATGGGTTCCAAGAAAGTCTTTTCAAATTGCATTTCATAATCAATGTATTTCTGTAATTCAAATTCAGGTGGTAATCTACCAGGGAAAGAGATTACGGTATCTTTCAGAGGATTAGGTTTCTTCAAATAGGCAAACTTAATCTTCTCACCATCCTGAATAACTTGGTATTTGTTGGCAATACCTTTTTCATGTAAGTAGTTATTATATAGTAAAGCACCCTTCACATGGATTGGTGTACCTTTTTTATATGTACTTGTCTTGTCTGCATATTCACGCAAGCCATTGATACCACGTGGGAACGAGATATCTTCCGGAGGAAGTTTCTTAAATTCATCTCTGAAATCATTGATGTAATTGTGAATCTGTGATTCGGTACCCTTCATCATAATTTGCAAAGCGCCTTTCATTTTCTCACGAACAGCAGATGGTGTGGAAGACTTAATCATTTCAAGTCCCATAACCTTCATGTCAGGTTCGGTATACTGGACGCCTTCGTTGTTATACACATGCATGATGTAACGTTTCTTGGCGGTCCAAACACCTTTGTCGGCCAATGCTTCACGTTTCATTTGCATCTTTTGTGCATATGCATTTACATATTCGGCAAGTTCACTATATGATTTGTCGATATAAGGCTGAATCTTTTCTTCGCAAATCTTATCCATGATTCCAATAACTTTGTTTTTATCATCAGTGTCTTTTACGAATTTGCTAACCAATTCTGACAAACGTAGATAAATTGAATCGGTATCAGAGGCGATAACATAATCTTTATCGGATTTTAATAGGCCGTTCATGTACTCATTTAGTTTCTTTTCAATCCACCGAATAGATAACTGACCAGCAGTAGTGACACCAAGAGCCATTCGGAGATCATAGAAACGGAAATACTGACTACCTAGAGCACCGTAAGCAGAGTTAAGAGAAACCTTCTTTGCAAGTTGTAGGTTATTATATCTTGCAATTCGCTTTTCGATTTCATATTTCTTACTTTCATCTTTTTCCGCTTCGTAATCTTTCTTGGCTTGAATCATCATCTTCTTGAATTTCTTGCGATCTTCATACATATCTTCCATCATCTTAGGTAAGAAACCTTGGAAGTCTGTGCGGAAAAACTGACCGTTAGGAGTCAGAGTAACTTTCTTATCACTCAAATCCGATAGATTAATCTTCTTAAGCAACAATTTATCAACGGTTACACCTTCAGCTAAAATGTCACGCATTTCTTGAGTATATTCATTCGGCTCAATTAAAGTCTCGGGTGAAATGTTGTATTGCATCATCAAGTGTGGATACAATGAATTCAAGTCAAATGAGGCAACCCAATTGTGTAGACCAACTTGTGGTTCTTTCACATATGCACCTTCAAAAGCGGCATTCTTATCTTTGATGATTCTTGGTGGAACAATGATGTTCCGTTCCATTAAGTGGTTGTATGTCAAAGCATCCCACATGCGTGTCTGTGCAAACACATCATCATAATTTGTTTTAGTATCATAAGCAAGAGTCAAACCTAGTTCTAACAACTTCAGTTTATCATCCATTCTCAGAATTAACTCAACGTCTTTGATGTTATACTCAATGAACAGTTGGAAATTTTGACGATAGAGTTGGTGCAAGTTTTCGTATTCCGAATAGTCAATTTTCTTTTCACCAACTTCCACGTTTGCAATGTGGTCAAGACGATAAGATTCTTGTGACTTGCCGTTTGGTGAATACCACTTGTATAGTTCAAGATAATCTAGATCGGCAACACCAACGAATTCATACACCGTCAACTTACGGTTCATGACGAAAGCCTCACGCTCACGAATCATGTTCCAAGGAGACAGCTTCTTAACTTCATCTTCACCAAGTATCTTGCGAATACGATTAACCAAATAGGGCACATCAAAGAACTTGGTGTTCCAGCCAGTCAATGCATCAGGACATTTTTCTTGCCAAAACTTGACAAAGAATTTCAGTAGTTGGTATTCATCGACACACTTTAGATAACTCTCTTTACCTTGAGTCACGTAATCGCCGCAACCCCAAACAAACATGTTTCCACCGACAAACTTAAGTGCGATGGCAGTTACTGGTTGGCTTGCTTCGTATGGATCAGGGAAACCATTTTCTGATCCAACCTCAATATCGAGTACGCCAATAGAAACTTTGTCAAAATCCCATTCAACCATGCCTTTGTGTTGTTCACCAATAAAAGCATATTCAAACCGATTTTGGCCATAGATTGTTTTACCGGATACATCTTCGAATTGACGTAGGTACTCACGTGCTTCACGCATCGAATCAAACTTATGTGGTTGTAGATAAGTTCCATCTAGTGCGGTGAAGTTTGTTACTTTGTTTGACTTTTCATAGAACGTTGGTTGATAAGGAATCTTTGTTTTGATTCTCTTACCATCCAAGATTCCACGATACAGAATGTTACTTCCGACTGCTTGTACGTTTGTATAAAAATTCATTAACCTGTAATAATTTGTTTAGGGGGAGTAATGATGCCGCCAAAGGTTTGATTGTAGTTTGAAACAATATCTTCCACTGGTGTGTACATGTATGCAACATGCAGAGGTTCAATTATAACACTTTGTTTCTGTTCTCCAAAAGCAGGAAAAGGTACAAATCCCATAGAAGGTTGACCGCCAGCAACTTGTGGGGGAACCATTCTCAATTGAACGGCATTTGTTAATTTATACCGATTGTCACCAGAATTTTCAACATCCGCAATGATCTCCTCACCCGTAACAAGTTTAAGTCCTTTGATACTCATAATTAAGCCTTTGTAATAAATTAAAAATATGGACGCCATCTGTTGACTCCAAAGTATTATATATCATAAATATATCGTAGATTATACTGATTTATGTCAGATTGTCAACACAAAAAAGGAAATAAAATGCTCAAAAAGTTAACCGCAACGGTACTTTTTGTCATGGCTACATCATCGTTTTCACAAACGACTTATGATTCGAAAACACTGGTAGACACAAACAGCACTTCTACTTCAGTAAGCACCGTCAATACCAACAACGTAAATAGTGGTACCGTAACCAATATCAACCAAACTACGGTTGGAAGTACGTCCACAAATACCAATAATAACAACAACGTTAGTACGTCCACATCTACGTCCGTTAATACGAATAACAACGTAAATAGTGGTAGTATGACCTACACCAACAATAACGTCAACTCCGGAACACTGACTTATAATAACAATAATGTCAACTCTGGAACAATGACAAACAATAACAATAATGTCAATTCGTCTACATCCACATCCACAGTGAACAGCGTAAACACAAACAACAACGTGAACACTGGTACTATGACATATAACAACAATAATGTCAACACCTCCAGCACAACTAATGTGAATACCAACAACAATGTGAACTCTGGAACAATGACATATAACAATAATAATGTGAATGCTTCCACATCAGCGTCAACAAATACGAATAACAATACATCTACCAGTACAAACGTTAATACAAATAACAACATCAATACTGGAACAATGACAAACAATAACAACAATGTTAATACCTCGACAGCAACAAATACGAATAACAATAATAATACCAGCACATCAAATAACGTGAATCAAAACGTACAGACTGGTGACATGACAAACCGAAACATCAATGAGACTACAATTACACAAAAGGTAATTCAGCCTCCTCCAACAGCAATTGCCCCTGCAATGATGAGTGGTGGTAATGCAGACTTGTGTACAACTGGCACTTCCAGTGCGGTACAGACACAAATTTTTGGTGTGTCGTCTGGTGGAACAGTTCGTGATTTGAATTGTGAACGTTTAAAATTATCCAAAACTCTTTATGACATGGGTATGAAAGTGGCTGCTGTTGCTACTATGTGCCAAGATAAACGTGTATTTGACGCTATGATGGCCGCAGGAACACCATGCCCATTTGAAGGCAAGATTGGTGAAACTGCTAAAACCTTGTGGGAAGAAAATCCAAATAAGAAGCCTAAAGAAGAAGCGGAAGTAAAAGATGACACTTATAAGAAAATTGGCTTGGGTACTCTTTTGGGTATCTTTATGCACAACATTTTCAAGTAACTCACAAGATATAAGTGTTACTGGTAATCTAGTCAATAACAGTACCACTGATAACAATGTGACCACCAAATGGCAAAACATTGGTTCTTGGAACCAAGGTTTGCCATGCTGGAAAGGTGGTGATCCAGGATGTACATCTTCTGTATACTTCAACAATGGATCATTTAACTTCAGTTATGGAACAACCAACGTTTCACAAGCCGTCAGTATCTCAACAGCATTAGCAAACAGTGGTACTGGTTTGCAGGTAAATGGTTTCAATTTTGGTTTTACTGCAAAGAATGGTAACGGTTGGGACAATGGTATGCAAGACTATCTTGTTGCGTATGCCAATTTCAAGAATGCCGCCGGAACAGTAGTCCAATCATACGATTATTCTAATGCAACAAATAGAAAGTATAACTGGACAACTTTCTATTTCAGTGAGACATTTACAACACCATATGCGGTAAAAGATTTGAGCACCGCAACTTATGGATTCATTGGTAGAGATAATAACTACTGGCAAGGTCCATATGGTCCAGAAATTAATGGTGTTAATTTTAGTTTGAAATATAGTGTTGCACCACCTCCTCCAACACCACCGACAACTACAACCACAACAATCGTAGCACCAACCACAACTACTGCAACACCAACAGTCAGTTCTGATCCAACTTCTGCACCAGTTACCAGTGTGTCTGTTGGGGGTGTTCAGTTGTCATCCGAAGGAACAATATCTGCACCTGATAGTATTCCACAAGTTGTAAAAGATACACAATCTTCTGCGGCAACTACCACAACAATACAAGCAACACCATCATCTACAACTGCAACTTCGCAAACAGAATCAAACAAAAGCAACGTGAACATGTCATTGGTAATGAGCACAATCAAAGCTGTTCAAGAGAATGTGAAAACCACCGAAAAAACAGCTACACAAAATGCAAGTAAACAATTGGCCACACAGATTGCAAATTCACAAGAACAGACCTCACAAGCAATGGCTTCAACCAATGCAATAAGTTCTGCAAGTTCACAGGCTTCTCAAACACAACCAAGTTCGGGACCACAAACACAATTAATTGGTGGTGGACCAGCACAAACTTCTAGCACAGCGGTAACAACCACACAACAAGTGCAAGTTGCCGCTTATACTCCACCAAAAATGCAAATGGCGGAAACTCAAACTGTTGCAGTCATAACAAGTGAACCACCAAAGAACGGTACAGGACTTAGTGTGTCATTCCAAAATAACAACTCACAACAAATTAGTTATTCATTGTTACCACAACCTGTTGAACAAATAATACAGAAGCCAGTATTCTTCCAACCAAAACAAGAATCAAGGGCAAATGAAAATGAATTGCATGTTTTGCAATCAAACAATTTTGCAAACAGGACCAATCCTATCAATCAAGTATTAGAACAAAGAATGATATTGGAAAGTTCAACAACAGAACAAAAGGTTGAAACAGTTAAAAGCAATGTTGCTCCAAATGAGTTGGCTGGAGGTGTTGATATAGCATCTATTGCATCATTACCAAAAGGTTATGATGGGTATGTAAATTTTACAATGAAAGATGTTTCTTTCTACAAAGTGGAAGACATTTATAAAAACCAAAATACCGTTGATAATGTAAGGGCGATGAGACAATTATCATCAGATAGACTACACCAAGAAATGGTGAATCAACAATACAGGAACTAAAATGACAGAAGAAATTAAAGACGTAAATGCTAAGATTGATGAAGCCGAAGCGGCTGTTAAAAAGTATGCAAGTAAAGATACAGTCATCAGTATTGGTGGATACGAATTTACTCCCGCCAAACTGATGGTTGCATTCACACTCGTATCATCCATTTTGGGTGGACTTTATGGTGCATTTGAAGTCTACAAAGACTATATTGGTATGAAAAAGAAGATTGCTGAATATGTTGCACCAGACTTATCAGAATTTGATAAGCGTCTGGCTGTAATTGAACAAAACAGTTCTAAAACAGCAGACTATACCCGTGACATTAAGAATGATTTAAAGAGTGACATTCGCCGTAACGAAACTGTTACAGAACAAGTCGAACGTTCAGTTAAACAAGCTCAACGTGAAACCGAAGCCGAAATGAGACAAGCACGTAAAGATGTACGTGAAGATTTAGACAAAGCACGTAATGAAGTGAATGCCGTTCGTAAAGAAATGGCTGAAGCACGTAGAGAAATTAGCCGTGATGTTGAAAACCTAAAGAAAGAGGTCGACAACAAGATTCAAAAAGCCATTGACAATCCACTAGCAAAATAATATGTTATGGATCCCTTAACAATCGGAGCCGCATATCTAACTGCTCAAACGGCTGTTAAGGGCATCAAAGAGGCTATTAAACTTGGAAAAGAAATTGGTGAAATTGCTCACGATGTAAATCAATTTTTCCGTTCTCAAGCCACAATTGATAGGGCGGCCAGAGAAAAGAGTGAACAAATTCGTGAGGCAGTTAAAGACCCCAAGAAAAAACAATCATATTATGAATTGACTGCACATGCTATGGAAATAGCAATTAAGCAGGAAGAAATGCAAAGATATGAAAAAGAAATACGTGACACATTGATATGGTCAGGTAATGGACATATCTATAGAAGGATGTGTAGTGAACGTGAACGGATGATACGTGAACAAGAGCAGGCAGAAAGCAATCAAAAAATTATGGAATCAAGACAAAAACAACTTGATGATATTGATAAAGAACAAATGAAGGATATACTTATCTGTGTTGCAATAGCAATTGTTCTTGGACTATCTTTTTATTTGCTTGTTGATTGGATGATTGCTGAAGGTATAGTGTTAACTGCTTCGGGAAAATCGGGAAAAAGGTAAATGGTGCGCCCACAAGGACTTGAACCTTGGACCAATGGATTATGAGTCCACTGCTCTGACCAACTGAGCTATAGGCGCATCTGGTACGGGTGGCGGGACTCGAACCCGCAAAACTCGGATTTTAAGTCCGATACGTATACCTATTCCATCACACCCGCATGTGAAAAAAAAAATTAAGTGTAATTGATTGGTGCCCCAGGTGGGATTCGAGCCCACAAAACCTTGTGTTTGAGACAAGTACGTATACCTATTCCGTCACCAGGGCATAAATAAAAATATGAGGCAAAATTTTAATCCAGCAATTATTCTTTTTAAAAAATTCTCACAAGAAAAATATGAACAGAGGGAATCATGGTCCATCTGTAAAGATTTTGTTCTTGCTGATTATCAATTGGTGCCGCCTCCAGGTTTCGAACCTGATTCCCTGAATTTTCAGTCCAGTGCTATGACCACATCAGCTAAAGCGGCTAAAAAACGTGGTGCTCCCAACAAGAATTGAACTTGTGTTTCACCCTTACCAAGGGTGTGTAATGCCATTATACTATGAGAGCATAGAACTATATTTCAAAAAGAGAATTGCTTTGTTTATAGCTATGTGAATATATAAATTTATTTTTCATACCATCACAATTTAAACGAATTTCTAATCTACGTTTTGGTTTATAAATTTCTGTTTTACCTAACATTTTATCAATCATTGGTATTTGAACACCACGACCAACAGTTATCATTTGCTCAATAAATTCTTTTTCGGATAAATCACTATGAACCACACTCAATAATGTGTAATAAATTTGTTGTTTAGTTTTATCACGAATTATCGAAAGTAGTTGCAAGTTTTTTGTATTTTTAACTTTTTCATCTAAAGGATCGACAAACATTTCCTTCAATGCATTGTAATCACATGAATTAAACAAATCATTAAAGTGGTCATTTTCTTCTTTGTTGTTTTGTAAATAACTGGCTTCAGTTGTTAGTCCTCGCAAGTTACTTGAACTTACACATTTAACATCTATGTCATGTGTTGGTGTGGAAACATCAACAACATTATGACCAGCACCAACCCATCGACCACCTTCTATTGATTTGGAAACCACTTGTTCCATTACAGTTTTTGAAATATCAACAGGTATATTGTATTCATAGAAAGGCTTATAAAAACTTTTCATAATTTCAACAAATTTATCATTGAAATTTTTTCCCAATATACTGTTATATTCAGAATGTGGTGTTGCAATAATTTTATACATAAAATGGTACCTTGTGACGGGATCGAACCGCCGACCTTCTCCTTGTAAGGGAGACACTCTACCTCTGAGTTAACAAGGCATTATTCGAAAACCGCAATCACATCATTCACATGAATGCGGTATAATTCTTTGTGTATTTTGGTGGCTTTATTCCAATTAATCAATAGCAATTCACCAATTTGAACATCATCGGATGCGGTTGCAATAACTTTAGCTTTGTCTGGTTCTTGTGACGATTGTAGAACAATACCTGATGCAGTAGTAGTAACAGGCTCAACACGTTCAACAATAATATTATCATTCAATGGATTATAATTCATAAAATATCCTTAATAAGAAAATGGGGTGTTATATGAGGATCGAACTCATACTACCTCGGTCACAGCAAGGTGTGCAGTCCACTACACTAATAACACCATAAATTTGGAGCGGGTAGAGAGAATCGAACTCTCACACTAACCTTGGCAAGGTCACAGGCTACCTTTACATCATACCCGCATTAAACTGGAGCGGAGTGAGAGAATCGAACTCTCAACAACAGATTGGAAATCTGTAGTTTTACCATTAAACTAACCCCGCTTTTTATACCTCTGCCATCTCCTGTTCTGCAAGAATCCGCTTTAGGCGGTCTGCACAGAAGGATGCGGCAGGTGCATCTGGCTTAACCATAGGTGTCATATTGCATGTACCTTTTATATAGCCAATTGCTTGTTGAACAACACAAGAAGAACCATATTCATCAGACTTGTTAAGGTCTAGGTGAACCTCAACAAGACGGTCTTCCAAAACATCTTGTAATTCCTGAAACAATTCAGAAACTTTATAGACTTCAGTCATCAGACGCATTGCAGGTTTGCTTTTCTTGTGGTCATAATCCAATTCACGGTCAACAAAACCGAAAATTTTACAACCATGACGGCCGTCAATATGAACAACAACAGCCAATGCATAGTCAGCATACCAAACACCATTAACACGAACACGTTCAGAGTCTGCGCCTAGGTAAATACGTGTATCTGGTCCTTGTGCAGTGATGAACGCTTTAACTTTTTCAATATCAAAATCTTTCATGTCATTTCCTTTCATGGTATCCCGCTACGGATTCGAACCGCAATCGCATGGTTTTGGAGACCAGCATGTTACCGTTACACCAACGGGATATTATCTTTTTACTTCTTGAGTTTCTTCATTGTATCTGGTTATTTTATCCATTTCTGAATTAATTTTCGAAATGGTTGTTAAATAATCAAAAGCATCATCTTCATTTTTTTGGTCATCTTCTTTTTTCAAGTCACGTCCAAAAATTGCATCCCAACGTTTAGAATATTCTTCATTAGAAACACTAAATGGACGTGGCGCCGAACCTTTGCCACTCATGCTATTCTCCTTTTTAAAATAAAATGCTCTGCGTCCCCCGGCGGTAATTATAACACATCAGCTTACTTCTGGTTTGTGTACATCGCCCCAGTTTCTTCATCACACGTGTCCTCCACCCGCTCCCCGACAGGGACCGTTCTCGCATTGCCAGCGGCCTTTCGGTTTAAAGACTACCACCCGTGTATATCATTACACTTCTCATCCTGCGGGTCACAGTAGTGGTTGACGAGACCACACGTTCTGTCTAAAATTACTTCTTAAATCCAAACAAATACAAATCATATGTAGTTGTTTTGTCGTCACGATATTCTTCAAACTCATAAGTCTGAAACATATCATCTAAATTAAAATTGTCTCTATAATCTTGTTCTGTTAAATTTTTGTAGTAGTTCCATCCTTTTTCTATTGTCAAAGGACTATCTTGTGGTTTATTGTTATGTGTTCCATGTTCAGGACAACCTATTGTTGGAACAGAAACAAAAACTAAACCGCCTGGTTTGGTCATTCGATGCATATTCCTAAACGTTTCAATCCAATGTGGATTGTGTTCAAAACAGTTACATGAACACGATACATCATATGTATCATTAGGATGATCCAGTTCTTGTCCTGGACATACTATATCAACGTTTTTACCTTTACCAACATCTACACCAACATATTCACAATCAGAAAAGAATTTACGGATAGATCCGTTGATATCAAGACTTCCTACCTCAAGAACTTTAGAATCTTTAAAGTATTCTGGAAATTTATCTTTAACTCTTTGAACAAAATTTAATTGTGCTTTATGAGACATATGTTCTAAAAAATGGAGCGGTCACTACGATTTCCACGTAGGTGAAGGGTGGACCCCATCAATGTTAGAAACGACCGCATAAACTGGAGCGGGTAGTCGGATTCGAACCGGCTTCATTAGCTTGGAAGGCTAAGTCCTCTCCCAGGAGAATACCCGCAACATCTGGTGCCCCATGAGAGAATCGAACTCCCGTACCCGGATTACAAAACCGGTGTAATACCATTATACTAATAGGGCAAAAAACTTGGAGCGGGTGGCGGGAATCGAACCCGCAACTTGACCTTGGCAAGGTTACGTGTTACCACTAGCACCACACCCGCATGTATCTATTATATATCATCAAAATCTTTAAGTCAAGCCACAAATAAATAATATACCAATTAAGGAGATTTTTAACATGGCTTCATTTAACAATTTTACATTCATCACTTCAGGTACCGAAAACTTCTTCAATGAATTTGAACAAGATATTCTAACAGATATTATGTTCAATGGCAATGGTGTTTACAAATTAACACAAAATAAACAAGGCCTTTTTACTGCCGTTCAAAAAGTCACTAAAGTATCTGAAACTGAAGTTACAAACGAGGACGGTAGAGTTCAATACATCGGTGAAACCGAAGATTATCTCTACGTTGAATTTGCAATTTAATGGTGCGCCTAGCCGGACTCGAACCAGCACGCCGAAGCGGGAGATTTTAAGTCTCCTGTGTCTACCTATTTCACCATAAGCGCAAATTGGTCCGCCGAAGAGGAATCGAACCCCTATTAATAGCTTAGAAGGCTACTGTTCTATCCGTTGAACTATCGGCAGATTAATTGGTGCCCTAGGAGAGACTCGAACTCTCAAAATTTGGCTTCTAAGACCAACACGTATACCAATTCCGTCACCAGGGCAAAATGTATTACTATCTCTATAAATTGTCAAAAGAACCTTCTGTTGCATACTCATGGACAACAGAGAAGAATTATACACCAAATCCATTACTGTGTCAACCAAAAAAAGAATTCATACCAACACAGATAAAACAAATTGGTGCTCCCAACAAGAATTGAACTTGTGTTTCGGCTTTACCAAAGCCGTGTAATGCCATTATACTATGAGAGCTTTATGATTTTAAATTCCTAAAGAATTTTTTCACTTCATTATAGTTTTTAACAAATCTATTGTGATTAATTAAATCGAAAATATCTTGTGTATTTGCTTCTTTACCAATAGATTTAACTTCCATTTCCATTTGTTTTTTTGGAACTAAAATATATTGTGCAATTGGTGTTCCAGCTTTAATCAAAGTTTTTCCATCCATAACATGCCAAAGTAATTGCACATTCATCTGTGCAGGACCTTGGTCTCTGTCAAAAAATCCAGGAAGTGTTGTAAACCTATTTTCATCCAAATAAGCTACAGGCATCTCCAAAAGATAATAACCTTTGGGAACAATACATGTCCATCCTGTATGTATTTTTATAACTGTCTTTAATGTATCACTTTTCCAATTACTCATGTAATCAGTAAATTGTTCTTTGGGGTGATGGCCAACGCAATCTGTACCATTTAATTCTTTTTGATTTATTGCTGAATGCCAAAAGAAACTTCCTGTGTCACCATTTGTTTCAATTACAATATCTTGCCATGTTCTAGAAATCCAACCATGACGTTGTAGTCCAAAAATTCCAGGACATCTTACAGTGTGTAACATTCTTTCCATTCCATAATTTGAATTTTTTCGAATGTTTGCAAAATCATCTAGAGCTTTTTGATGCCAAGCATGTTTATATTCCTTTGCAGGAATTATTGGCATAATTTTTTCTACTCCAGGAATGGAATTTCGAAAAACGATTTTTTCTTTTGAAAAATTAAACATTATGTAACCTTTTTTATGGTACCAACTGACGGAATCGAACCGCCTTCCATGGTTCTTCAGACCACCGCTATGACCACATCAGCTAAGTTGGTATTGATGAATTTGCAAGTCGTGGTGCGCCTCTCATCACCACCTTTTTCCCGTGTAATTAAGCCGGCCGGGTCAGCGCCCGTCACTTGGGATACTTGTCCAACGTGTCTATTATTTACTGGGTTTTGCGCCCCCCGTTGCTTTACACCGCCTCTGTTGTCGACCACTTTGTTGGTGTGACTTTCTCTTGCTGACACTTGCAAAACTTGGTACCTTGTGACGGGATCGAACCGCCGACCTTCTCCTTGTAAGGGAGACACTCTACCGCTGAGTTAACAAGGCATATCTTTTCATAACACTTTCAAATAATATTGGTCGATAATCTGTCTGTTCAACACAAACGCAACTATACCATGGGTCAATATCACCCCTGTTATTTAATCTAACAACATTGGCGTGTAAATGTCCATGAATGTTTCCTGAAAATCTACCTTTACTATCTGGGTGAACTGGGATGTGACTAAGAATATAGTTATTCATCACATGATACCCACGGATATCACGGAAGTATTTCGTATAGTCCTCTAATTTAAAGATATCGTGGTTACCCCTAATCAGCACCTTGTCACCGTTTAATCTACTTAAAATTGAAAGAGCTTTACGATTGATGACAACATCACCTAGGTGATAAACTTTGTCATTCGGTCGTACAGTTTCATTCCAACGTCTTACCATTTCTTCATCCATTTCTTCTGGATTATCCCATGGTCTTAATTTTGTTCCATCTTCACGTAGGAACCGACACACACCAGCGTGACCGAAGTGTGTATCACTTACTAAAAATACTGCTGGCATAATCTGCTCCTAAACTGGGGTGCTCTATGAGGATTGAACTCATACTCCCAAGGTCACAACATGGTGTGCAGACCACTACACTAAGAGCACCATAATTAAACTCCTGCCATCTCTTGTTCTGCTAGAATACGTTTCAAACGGTCAGCACAGAAACTTGCAGCAGGTGCATCTGGTTTAACCATTGGTGTCACATTACATGTACCTTTGATATAACCAATTGCTTGTTGTACAACACATGAACTTCCGAATTCATCATCTTTGTTCAAGTCTAGGTGAACTTCAACATGGAAATCTTCTAGTACTTCAGCCAAAGATTGG